TACTGGCTAAACAATATGACATTGCCTGAACTAGAAACGGTTACTTGTAGTTCGACTACATTCTGGCAAGGTGAAAAACAAACTAAAGGTGTTTACTATTTTCCAGAGTCTAAAGCGTCTGTAGTCTCTGTAAATTCTAAAGATCCAGATCCTGGACCCTGGGCTGATTATTTTAAACGACAAAAAAATTTAAAAAAAAAACCTAAAAGTTAGCATTATTTATTAACATTTATTGTATATTGTAGCAATACGATAGCAAATGATATTAGACGACATAAAAAATAATGTATTAGATATAGAAGAGTTCAACTTTTATAACGAATTTCAATTATTGTCTAGTTTACTTACCCAGTGGAATAATAAAGCTAAAGACAGAAATCTTAGCAAAAAGACTAGAGCCGAATTAGATGCAGCTACTAGAGCTTTATCAGAAATAAGTTTATATGTAATGAGTATGCAACAAAGACAACGAGGTTTTAACATACAACTAAATAGGTTTAGAGAGGCTAAACTAGAAGCAGACGCAAAATTAAAAGAACTACAATATGAAACAAAAGAAATATGAAAATAACCTTAAAGGTTTTACTATTGCTACATTAGGAATAATAATAATATTAATTTTAACTAAGTTATATGCCTGAGTACGAAATAGAATACTGGAAACTTACTGAAGACGGTTACGATAATTGTTATATATTAGTACAGGCTGAAGACGAACACCAGGCAATCTTAAAAGCCAAAATGAAAACCACCAACTCTAAAGGACATAAAATATATGAAGGATAAAATAAAACTACTAGACGGTAATTACTACGATAAAAAAGAATTACTAGATAAAATGGTAGACGATGAATTTTATTACGGTGAGTTAAACAAATTAGCTTTAAGTAGTTCTAGTCTTAAACTTATGCTAGACAGTCCTAAAACATATTACTACGTCACTAAGTATGGCCAGAATAAGAATACAGCAGCATTAACAGCAGGCTGGTTATTTCATACAGCTATACTAGAGCCTGAAAAATATGCAGACTTAAAATTTATAGACGTACAAAGCAAGAATACTAAAAAGTTTAAACTAGCAAAAGAAGAGTACGGGCAAGTATTCACTGCTAAAGAAGAGTCTGAAAACAATAGACTAGTAGATGCATTCTTTAAAAACCCTAGAGCAGTAGAATTATTAAACGACAGTCAGACAGAAGTATCTGGTATAACAGAAATATTTGGTAAACCGTTTAGAGCTAAAGCAGACGTACTTAAAAACAAAGGTGGCATAGTAGATCTTAAAACTACAGTAGACGTACAAAACTTTAATAAGTCAGCATATAGATATAAGTATCATTTACAAGTAGCTATTTATTGTGAGGCTTTTAATTGTAGTTACAAAGATTTTACGTTTCTTTGTTTAGACAAAGCTAATTTAGATATTGGTATATGGAACGTAAGCGAAGAGTTTTACGAGTACGGACGTAAAGAATTAAAAAAAGGAATAGATTTATACGATACATATATTAGAGAAGACTTTGACATAAACGATTATACAATACAAGGTACATTATGAAAAAAAAGAAACTTACTCAGGTACAAAGAATAGGACAGCTAGAAAAAACAGTATCTAAAATATACTTAATACTAATCGAGTATAATAAAAATGTAATAGAATTTAAGAAACTAATAAATGATAAAATTAAATAAGATATTTAAAATTCCTTTTACTAATACGCAAATTAAAAGAGTAGCAGACTTAGTTATTCATAACACCAATACAGACATATTTAAAGAATGTAAACAACAGCCATATGTAGACGCTAGAGCTTTATTCGATTATCTTATGCGAGTAGAATACAACCAGACATACGTTAATATAAAAAACTACTATCTTAGTAAAAACAAGAAGAGACATCACGCATCTATAATATATAGCGTAAAAAACTTTAAAGACGTAGCCTTTAGAAACCCACACTTTCTAGAAATAATAGAAGTTATTAAAATACAAGAAGTGACTCCGAGACAAATCAATAATCTTATTATAGAAGTAAGTAAGATAAACACCAAGAAGCAATTAGGGCAAACTAGAGAGTTTCTTAAAAAAGTATTAGCCGAGTAGCAAAAACAAAATTCGTACGTTATATATAAGATGACTGACAATACTGACACCAAAAAAAAGATGCTAGAAGCTCTTGAGTTTAACCTAGGTATCGTTTCACATAGCTGCAGAACTGTTAACATAAGTAGACAGACGCATTACCAGTGGCTTAAAAACGATAAGGAATATAAAGAAGAGGTTGACGCTATTACTGAAAGTGCTATAGATTATGTGGAGTCGAAACTATACGAACGAATAAAAGCTAACGATACAACAAGTATAATATTCTTTTTAAAGACTAAGGCAAAATCTAGAGGCTATCAAGAGCGTACAGAATTTGTAATGCCTGAAGCTAGAAAATTCCAAGTAGAAGTTTTAGGACCAGCAGATGAAAGTACAGACTAATGTTATATACAACTATCTTCAAAAGTCGCAAGCTAAGATAAACATATTTCAAGGCGGCACTAGATCTGGTAAGACTTACAATATACTTATGTGGCTAATCTTTGGCTACGGTATGCGACATACTGGAAAAACAATAACAATATTTAGAGCAACCTATCCTGCATTAAGAGCTACAGTAATGAGAGACTTCTTTGATATACTAGAGAGGTTCGAATTATATTTAGATAAAGACCATAACAAATCTAATAGCGAATATAAACTAAACGGCAATCTATTTGAGTTTGTCAGTATAGATCAATCAAGCAGACTTAAAGGACGTAAAAGAAACATAGCCTTTTTAAACGAAGCTAACGAAGCAAGTTACGAATCCTATAACCAAATACTATTTAGAACAGAAGAGCAGGTAATACTAGACTACAACCCTAGTGACGAATACAGCTGGATATACTCTAAGGTAAAGACTAGAGACGATGCGTTTTTCTGCATTACTACATACAGAGACAATAGATTCTTAAGCAAAGAAATAGTAAAAGAAATAGAACGCCTTAGAGATACGGACCAGGATTATTGGAGGGTATATGGATTAGGACAAGTCGGAAGGAATAGAGCTACTATATTTAATTATCTAGAAGTTGATAAAGTACCAGAAGAGGCTGAGTTTATAGCAGGAGGCTTAGATTGGGGTTTCGTAAATGATCCGTCGGTTTTAGTTTTTATTTACCTATTAGAAGATAAACTGTATATAGACGAAAAGTTCTATCAGTACGGAATGACTAATAGAGATATACATAACAAGTTTGTAGAATTAGGATTTACGAGACAAACAGAAATCTTTGCCGACAGCAGCGAACCAAAATCTGTAGACGAATTGCATAGGTTCGGCTGGAACGTTAAGTCAGCACAAAAAGGAAAAGACTCTATTAATATGGGAATAGATTTATTAAAGAGACATAAGCTACATATAACCAGTAAAAGCATAAACACACTTAAGGAGTTTAAAAACTACAAATGGCAAGAAGATAAAAACGGAACGCTATTAAATGTACCTATACAAAAGAACGATCATAGTATAGATTCTACAAGATACGCCGTTATTAAAAAGCTTACTAGACCTAGAGTAGCAAGGTATGCTATAAGGTAGTTATTAACATTATTTGTTAGTTACGTTTATTTATTGTATATTGCAGTATAATTAAAAGTTCATTGACATAGCAGATAAGTGCAAGGGTAAGTTACGAGCAGTCCCTCATCAAAAAAGTCCGTTGAGCCTGTAGAGCATACTTGACCGTTGCCGAGCAGGAACTTTACCGTATTATCTGTTATGTTTTTTATTTTTTTAAATTTTAATATGAAAACAAAAACTAAAATATTACTAGAAGAAATTATCAATCTTGACGAGTACGAGCGTAAGCAAATTATATCTGTACTTATAGCTTCGATGCTTAACACACAAAGTTACGAAGACGCTAAACTAACATACGATAACATAATAAATCAATTAAATTAATAATATGGCAGAGAAAAAAAAGAAGTCTAACAAATGGCTTGTTATGCAGCTGTTAACTGATAAGTATATAAACAGTATAAAAATAGATAAGCATATACACCTTAGCGCAACTACTAACATAATAGACGCAAAGGTATGGACTAACAAAGAGTTAAACGAAATGTATAAAATTTATCCATTAGGTCGGGAGGCGTTTCATTCAAACTTTACTCTTATCGAATATAAGTAAGCACAAGGGCTAGCAGAAATGTTAGCCTTTTTTATTTGACTCAAAAAAATTATATTTACGTTATATATATAAGACTATGAAAAAACTTAAACTATTAGTACCAACAGACTTAAGCTCAATACCATTATATCAATATCAAGAGTTTTTAAGAACATTTGAAAACCCTACAGATATGTCAGATGACGAGGCTAGTTTAAAAATGCTAGAAATATTCTGCGGTGTTACACAACAAGAAGGATTAAAATTCAAAATGTCTGACGTTGCTATAGTCGTAGATAAATTAAATAAAATATTAATTACTAAGCCTAGCTTAATTACTAAGTTTACTATAGGTGGTCAGAAGTTTGGATTTATACCTGAACTAAACGATTTAAGTTTTGGTGAGTATATAGACGCTGAAAACAATTTAAGTGACTGGGAAAATATGCATAAAGCAATGGCGGTATTATACAGACCAATAGATCAGGAGTATAAAGACAAATATACTTTAAAAGATTATGACGGTCCGCACTATTCAGAAATTCTAAAGAATATGCCAACTAGTGTTGCTATTAGTTGCCTTATTTTTTTTTACGATTTAGAGACGGAATTATTAGAGACTACTCTGAATTATTCATTAAAGAAAGCGGATCCACAGATCAAAGTTTTGGAGCAGAAGAAGATTTCAGAATAAGGTACGGCTGGTATAATAGTCTATATAAATTAAGTAACGGAGACGTAACTAAAATAGAAGAGGTTAGTAATACTAATTTACATTACTGCTTAACTATGTTACAGTATAAAGTGGAATTAGATAAAGCAGAAGCAAAACAATTAAGAAATAAATTTAAAAAGAATGAGTCATAAAACAGGAGCTACAGCATTTTTTACAATGCTAGATACTTTAAAATTATATTTACTAGAAGACCCTAATATTAATACCTGTACTTATGGAGACTTAGCACAAATAGACTTAGCTAAGCAGACTATATTTCCTTTAGCGCATCTAGTACCTAATAATGCTAGAGTAGGAGACAACGGTCAAACTATTACTTTTAACATTACTATTATTCTTATGGATATAGTAGACATATCTAAAGAAAAAAAACAAGACATATTCTACGGAGTAACAAACGAGCAGTATATTTTAAATACAATGCTAGCAATAGGTAATAGACTATTTGGTAGATTTAAAGGCGGTGACTTAAGAACAGACGGTTATATAGCAGAAGGAAGTTTAAACTGCGAGCCATTCTATCAAAGATTTGAAAACCAATTAGCAGGCTGGGCTTGTACGTTTGACTTAACATTCCAAAACGATATTTACATATGCTAAGCCAAGAAGTCGAAAGAGAATTAGAAGCGTACGCATTAAACGTAATATCTTTAGCTAAAGGTAACCTAGGAAAAAATAAAGGTGGTGCATTATCTGACAGTTTAGATTTTAGACTAGTAGAAGACAGAGACTGGGGTGGCTATTTATATTTTGTAGGTTTAGAATACGGTAACTATTTAGATCAAGGTGTACAGGGTGCTAATCCAAATGAATTACCAAATAAAGCTAAATGGTTTGGAAAACAAAAAGCACCAGGCAGTCCGTTTAAATTTGGTAGTGGTACTGGTCCTAAAGGCGGCTTAAGAGGCGCAATCGATAAATGGACTATAACAAAAGGTATACCAGGCATCAGAGGTGCTGACGGTAAATTCCTTCCTAGAAAATCTTTAGTCTATTTAATGACTAGAAGTATTTATTTAGCTGGCCTGTCACCGACATATTTTTTTACTAATGCACAAAACACTTACAACAATGCTATTAATAAAAAACTAGCGAACGCATATTTTACAGACGTAAAACTAAAAACATTAGATTTATTAGATCCTTTAAAAACAAATACAGTATATACTAGATTCACAACAAGTAGAAGACCTAGAAAAAAATTTAATATATGATATTACTTAGAAGCCCTTATATAATTAGCGTTGGCGAAGTCGCTAACCTTGGATTTTGTATTTTACGGCTAACCATAAATTCAGCCTCGACTCCGCAATATACTATAACTAAAAATGCTTATCAGTTTATAGACTCTAACGATGACAACCAAGGCTTTTGTAGTTTTGATATTGCAGAATTATGCAGAGACTATATAACAAACACTTATCAAAGTTTAGCAGTTACAAGTACTGTTGAAACTGTTGCTATATCTTGGTCTATTCAAAAATACAGCTCAGCAAATCCTAGCGTATTATTAGGAACCGATACAGGTTCAGATACTGGTATAAACGGATATACTGAATTTTCACAGGGACTTAATGCAGAAATAACAAACGACCAAATACTATTATCTGGTACTAAAATATATATGCCACTAAGTACTAGAACTACTATATTTAATTATGAATCTGGTAGTATTGTAAACTATAGCACAACTTCTACAGCAACCTCAGTAGATATAGACGGAACAACTATACAAATTGAAAGAATAAGAGAATGTAAATATCCGCATCATAAAGTTACGTTTATAAACAAATACGGAGTCTTACAGGATTTGTTCTTTTTTATGAAAAGAATAAATAGCACTGCGGTTACTAATGAGAATTACAAAGCTAACGTACTTAATTTATTACAAGCAACTCCGAGTTATTCTACAACTAGCCACGTCAATAAAACGTTTAATTTTAAAGGGCAAGAATCTTTTACAATGTCAACGGGTTTTGTAGATGAGTCTTACAATCCTTACTTACAAGAGCTAATGTTGTCGGAGTCTATTTGGGTTCAA